CAAGAGTCTTTCGTAAAGTGTTGTTTAAAGCTTTTTGTGCAGCACCCAACTTACCTGCTTGGGATTGTGATAGTGGTTCAGAGAATTCCCTAGCAATTTCCTCAAGGCCAAGATCCTTAATCCTCAATCCTTTGCCAGTCGCGGTTTTTCCTGCGGTCTGTAAAGTTTCTAGCGTACCGTTACGATATGCGTTTAGTAGGAATTCTGACGCTTGCGTAATAGTTGAAATAGGATTCCCAATACTTGTAAGATACATTGCATCCCGGTAAGATTGCCATCCCTTTGCGATTGATTGTTCACCTCCGGTCAATCTTGCATCGATCAAGTCATTTACTTTTCTTGCTTGTTCTTTAGTGATTTTCCCTTCGTCCGTAAGTCTTGCAATTTCTTCAGTATACCCTACAACCCCATCCACATCTCCTTTAAAACGATTTTTTGATACACGGTAAGTCAGGTTACTAATATAGTTTTGAACGTTCTCCTCGAAGCTCCCGTAGAATTTGAGTTGGTCATCTGCTATTTGATCTACAACTCTTTCTTTCATAAAACCAGGAGAGCCGTCACCCATGTACTTTGAGCTTTCTAGGTATTCGCGGATTGCTTCGCGTCTCTCAAATTTTGTTAGTGCCGTATTCGTAGGAGCAGGTTGATTGTTCTTTTTCGCTTCTGCCACTAACCGATCTGTCTTGGCAGACTGCGCTGCGTCTATCGCTTGATCAATAGGATCTTTGGCTTGCTTGCCCAAGGATTTCATAAATCCATCGTAGTCCTTCATTATTCTAGGCAAGTAATCTCTAGTATATTGGATCTCCAAACCATTATCGTTACCAAGCCTGTGGAGATCGTTGAACATTGTGCGCAAATCATCAAACTCCCGCATGATTCCTGCGGTCTTGGGTTTACGTTTGTACTTCCTTAGAACGTCATTCGCATCAGATATATTGCTGTTCATTGCATGACGCGAAAACTCTTTCTGATCCGCCTTGCTCATGCGTCTGTAACTTTTAAAGAAGGGCAATGCTCTTTCAAAGTATTGCTGAGCCAAAAGGTTTTGGTCTAATTCAAACTTATCCAAGCGGTTTGCCATGCGTGGACTTATTGCTTCAACACGCGACTTGATAGGCCGAATAACTTTATCAACCAGTTCAATCTTGCTACCTGCCTCAAAGGCTTTTTGCACTGGTTTATAAATAGCCTCAAGAACTTTGTCGGGCAGTTGTACTCCTCCAGCATGAGCAACCTGCACCTTTCCATTCTTGGGCGGCCTGACAACGTGGTTCGGGTTTGCCTTGGGTACGTCCTTGGACAATTCGTCTGCAAGTTTTGCCTCACCATTTGGTTTAGCTTTGGCCGATCCCTTCATTCCTTTCAATGCCAATGCAAACGTTCCAATGACGGCAGCATCCAACCCTGCAAACTCAAGAGCATTTTTTAAACGTCCTTCCAAGAATGAATCGTCTTCATCCGAGGCAAGATACTCGGTTACCGGATTAGCGATAGCAGGATACTGTTGCACCAAGTCGGATAGTCTTTCCTGCTTTCCACTAAAGCCAAGCATTCCTGCCGCGCCTCCACTTACTGCACCTTTAACCAACTCGGATGCTCCGCGAGCTTTGCCAGCGGCTGCTACGGGTGATGCAATAGTTGCAAACTGTACAATTCCTTCTGCTAGTCCTGCTACTCCAGGCTCATACGGAATGTTTGATAGGTTCTCGTCGATCCTACTCGCACCTTCTTCATCCCCAAGCATACCCTTGGCAAATGCGGTGGTTCCTGCCACGGCACGGGCAACTCCTTTTCCTGCGGCAACCTCTCCTTGTGATGGTTGCTCTCCCGCAAACCTTGGCCTTACAAGCTTGGTTGCTACCGTACCCATGCCTGGACCCTGCATCGATTGCTCGTATTGCTTGGTCTGAGCCTTGGCCATCTCCCGTTGTTCGGGTGTAAGGGTATCGGGTTTGAGTTCCGGTGGTGGCGCAGGTTCGGGTGGTGCTTCAGGTAGGGTCGGAGTCATGGGTATGGTCTGCGTACCACCCATTTCGTTCATTGGCAGTTGCGGTTCGTACTGAAAAGCCTCACGCATCCTAGCCATATCCATTGGGCTTGGTTGGTCACCGTCAAACAAGACGGTTTTAAGGCCAGAGTCCGTTAATACTTGTATTGATCCCATTACCGATTTGTTCGTAGATCGAGAACATTTTGCCCACGAATAGACAATTGATCCCTAAGAGCATTAAGTTCCCTTAGTTTGTTTTCCTGACTTTCGTTGTATGGATACTCAACCTCTTCTTGTGTTTGCGGATTTACAAATACGTAATTGTCCCCATCTCTAGTCGATCTGCTCTTAACGTTTTCATACTCAACCAAGGACGGAGTTTCCATTGCATCGATTACTCTTATCAACAAATTGATATCCTGCCCGTATGTTTCTGAACCAACCTTTCTAAGTTTTCCCTTAGATGGATCTCCTTCGTAAATATACTGTCCAAATTGATAGTAATTATCGTAGCCAGGTATCGGGGCAAAATCTTCCATCCGCGCTTTTTCAGATACAATCAAATCTGCCTTAAATCCATCCTTGTCAGACGATATCCTTGCACTTACTCCCTCAGGAAGTGTTTCGGCAAAACTTAACGCTTCTTCCTTAGTTGCAAACTCAGGCTGCTGTTGTTTTTCCTCAACTTCTAGTTTGGTTTTCGTAAGTCCCAACTCGGCTGATTCCTTCTCTATCTTCTTCAACTCATCTTCCGTTGGATCGGATTGGTAAAAAGATAAATCCCCCTGCTTGTTTCTTACCATGTTTTGATTTGCAACAAGCTTGGCAAATTTAGGTTCAAGCTTTGCGTTAGGATCAGACTTGAGTAAATCAAGTGCTTCATCCAAATCCTTATTAAGCCCGGTGAAGTAGTTATCTCGAAAAGCGTCTTTTTTGCGTGCCTCTTCGCGATCGCGTTGCTTACCCGCAATATTCTCTTGGGTTAGTTGTTGGTTTAACAGTGCAGTTCTTTGAGCGAGAAGTCTTGTCTGTTCCGCTTGTGCCTTTAGATCCTGCTTTTCCATCAATGCCAACTCTCCCGCCAAGCCCTTGAGTTCGGACAACTTGAGTTCACCCTTGGCAAGTTTATCTATGCGGGTTTGTGCTTTTTTATCATCCGCCTCTATACCCGTAGATGTCATTCTTGTGAGGTAGTCAGGGTTGACCTTTAAAGCACTCTCGATCTCGTTGGTCATCTCTTCCCGCTTCTGCTTATTAAGGCCATACTCTTTGATCATGCCCCCAATGTCTTTACCCGCTTGGGCATACATTTGTCCCTGCGCTCGCCCTGCCTCAATGATTGGTCGAGTATCGACCCGGCCAAGTGCTGATCCGTAGTTTCCTCTGAAGAATTGTGCCATGATTGTGTCCTCCTGTTTAAAGTCCTGCGATTACTCCACTCGCAATTCCACCACCCAATGCGCCGAGTCCACCGAAGATACCCGCTGATCGATTTGCGGCGGCGGCTTGTTGCGCCCCGTACATGTTGGCGGCATTCGTTGCTTGGTTTTGTATAAAGCCTAACCCCGCTTCAGGATTTAAGTATTGCGGTTGAGATTGCAATCCGTAACCCGCTTGTCCGAATACCTGTTGGCCTTGCTGAAGTGCAGTTCCTCCCCCTCTGCCCAGTATCGCTTGGAACGGATCGAGTTGGTCCTGGTTCTCGATTTGGGAAATCCTAGAAGCGGCATCGAGGTAACCGAGCAAGCCTTGTTGGCGGAGTGATTCGCGCAGTCTCTCGGCATCCATCTTCGTTCCAACGTTAAACTGATCAGCACCCATTCTGCGGGTATCGTCTGCGGTTTGAATTCCCGCTTCTTGTCCAAGGACGGATTGTGCAAACCCACGGTTTTGCATCTTGCGTTGGTTGTCTTCGAGAACGCGAGCTTCTGCTTCTGCGATTGCACCGGATTGGTCAAAGGTTCTACCCATGAGCGTGGACCTTGCTCTTGCGGCTTCAGCAATTTGACGCTCCTCACGGTCAGTCAGTCCCTGACCGAGTGCTTCATTTGCTTGTAGCATCAGGTTTTGTCTAAGCGGATCTGCTTGGACTCCTTGGGACTGGACTTGTGCGGGGTCGGATATTCCGACGTCTCTGAGTAGGTTGTCCTTTTGCTCCTCGATCAAGTCCTTCGCACCCTGCATGGCGGATGCCGTACCAGGCTTGTAGTCCTCCATGATTCCTTGGTACAGACCGGATAGTCGCGAGACGTCCTGCAAGTCGGCTTCGCGTTGACGGGACAGATTGCCCCGCTGGATATCTTCCGCTAGGACGGATAAGCCTTGGAAGTTTCCTTTGTCATCGAAACCCGCTCTTCTCGTATCATCGGATGGGGCGACAAACTGATCTCCGACTTCCTCGGCAAGTCCTTGTGCAACGTCTTCTGCGGTTGCAGTCTTGGTTTCAAATTGTTGGAGCAATCGAGTATCGCCAAGCAAGTCAACCATTCCGTCACCTTCGCGAGTCGTAATGGTTCGTCCGTCCTCTAGTGGTTTGCCTGTGTTTGGATCGTTAAACCGGAAAGTTTGTTTGATCTCCGTTGGAGTGGCGGTATTCAAGCCTTTGAATACATCCGCCGCTTCAGTCTGTGCATTGAAACTACCACCTCTTTCTGTACGGGATGCCGCTGAGTTATTTATCCCAAACCTCTCGCCCCCGAAACCTGATGGGCTAAGAATACCTACTTCTCCGGCTTTACCATATTTGGCCCCATTGGCCGATTCTAGTCTTCCACCCTGCGCTAATTGTATTCCTGCTTGCTGTCCTTTTGCCGTAAGACGATATTCCTTAAAAGGAGTAGCATCCATTCCATCCATTTTTCTGTCCCACTTGGACATGTTGCCAGTAGGTTCGATATATCCTAATTTTTCAAAAGTTTGTTCTTCCGGTAAAATACCACCTGTAGACGTATCCATGATACTTATGCTCCCATCCGCACCACTTATCATTTGATACTGACCAGGAGCAGGTCCGGTACTTGACATAACGACCTCCCCATCGGGAATGCCAAACTTGCCAGTTTCGGGATCACGCACAACCTTGGTTTTTGTTTCAGTACCCAACAACGTCTGTCTCAAGACGTCCGTATCTGTCTGCGCGGTTTTCTTTCGGACACTTTCTTCCAAGGGTAACAGACTTTCCAAGCTGCCTGTCTCCGCAAAGTCACCTGTTCCCTTCAGGAATTCAGCTTGTGCTTTTAGAGCTTCGGCCATTGATTCGCCATAAGACGGTTGAGCCGGATAGTTGATGTCAGGTCCACTTCCCATTGTTATTTCCTCCTACTGATTCTTTTAAAGTCGTAAAATTTTACTGGTTTGTTTTTGAAATGTCTCATCCATCCGACGTAGGGTAACTCGTATGGAATCCGTTCGATGAATTCTCCGATTCCCACTTTGCCAATTGCCATATGGACATACCATGCATTGGGGTTTTTTACTTTCCATTGAGAACTCGGATGGGTCTTGTCATCCGTTCTGACCGCTTTGCCAAGCAGCAGTGAGTCGGGAGTTTTAAATACGTATCCGTAACCCAAGTACATCGTAATGTCCTTGAACATATCAAGGCCGAGTTCGTCGTAGAACTGCTTGGTTTGCTCAAGGACGTTCATGTGCTTATCGTTGCTCCTAGGGCTACTACTTTCCATGCCGATCCGTCTGAGACTGCAACTGTTGCGGCTCCCGAGTTACCATCCGTGACATAGATCATTTGCCCTGCGGGACTAGCGGATGGCACGCCACTCACTGCATAGGATTTGAGCGTCATTATTGTACCGGATATTGTACCACCCGTAACGGCAATGGCACCACTTGCTTGGGTTCCCAGTGTGCCAACTCCTAGTGCTGACCTGGCGGCAGTTGCGTTTGCACTTCCTGTCCCACCATCCGCAATTGCAATAGGTGAAGATAATCCGCTTATCGTGCCTCCCGTGATGCTCACGTTTGATTCGTCAATGGTCACGGTAGGCACTCCGAGTTCGTTGAGATTGGCGGCAGAAATATCAACTCCCGTACTATATGTAAAACCACGTTGAACTGATGCAGAGATGGCCACTATGCAACCTCCGTCCGTATATTGAGTCCATCTGCGATTGCGTCCAAGGAGACGTGACGAAAGGACGGGGTTCCTGCTGTGACGTTTATCTCAACTTGCGCACCATAACCCCGTGTGCGTCCCGTACCGAAGCGTAAGAGTGCTTCTTCCGTTGAGTCTGCCGTGTGGCTAAGAACAGTCTCGGACTTGTCGGGATCGAGCGTATTGACTTTGATGTTGAACGCATCAGATGCAACCGTGTTCACTCCGAGTTGGCCACGTCTCCATCGTTTGACGTTTTGATTGCCAAGCGTGTAAGCACGGGTGACCAGTTTCCCGGCTATTGCGGTAGTTCCCGATTCCGAGGTGGACCCGATTTTGCGTCCACTATCGTCAATGGTGTTCTGATCCATGAGATACCATCCCGTATCATTGCACGCAAAGAGTCTGCGCCTGGTCGGGTTGCTCCCGTGTGAGCAAATGACCCAGTCATCCACGTGGAATGCCAGACTGCCCGACATTGCGGGGTAGGAATCTACGCTGATCCACGAATTCGATAAGAGCGAAAAAACAAATACGGCATTCGGAACGGTTGAAGATCCGGTAGGGGCGGCCAAAAAGAATTTGTTGTCGAATACCACTCCGCATGATTTGTCTGCGTGTGCAAAGTTAACGTCATCAAACTGATCTTGGATAGGCTGAGTCATCGGAATTGTTTCACCCGATATTTTTGAAATAGCGACCCCCAAGCCTTTTGCCGGATCAGTCGAAGGACTGAGGACGATAACTCCGTTATCCGACAGGAAGAATGTTTGCGGTCCACTCTGAGCGATGGACTTGCGAGCTACGCAACCGTGCTGACGGGTGATCTCGTAGGTATTCGCGGCAGAGGTGGTCGCGATGTTGTTAATCATGTGGATCGAGTTACGATTGAACACTATCAGCTGGTCTTCTTGGTAGGGGTAAAAGCCTACGAGGAAGTCGGCTGAACCTTTGTTGATTCTGAATTGGGATTCTGCGGGGTAGTAGTTGTCCGTGTCCAAGAGGTCGGACATAAGCACGGTATAGTTGCTGTCCGTTGGTTGTGGAATAATCAGACGATTCCTAAAGAATACGCCAAAGTCAGTATTGGGACATTGAATTCTACCCGCACCAGGTGAAGCGTTTGCTTTGACTACGAAGTCAGTCGGGCTTGAATAATCACCATCCCATTCCAACGGGGTCTTGTTCTTACCTCGAAACAAAATCAACTTCTCCATCGACTGTACAAAAGATGCACCGTCTCCTGCTGCCACTACTTCTCCACCGGG